TAGGGTGCATCTCCGCACCATGCTGCGTTATGTCGGTTCTCTCCCGTTTTGCGTTTTTGGTAAGGCGGCTTCTCTGCCGCCGATAAAGCGCCCGAGGGCGCGTATATCCCAAAACAAAAAACCGGGGTCATGAGGCAAACTCATGACCCCGGTCGGTCGTATTCACTCGCCCAATCGCGAGCGATGCTTTATTCTATCTTCACTTTATGCGCGCTTTGCGCCGCACTTCCACGACTACGAGTTTATTGTGTTCGCGCTTCAGCTCCACCGTGTCGCCGTGTTTAAGCACCTCAGAAATGACTTTAAGTATCTCATCGGTTATAATGATGTCCGTCAAGCCTTAGCCCTCCCTGTATACGGTTCCAGCCAGCAGCGGCAGTTATAATGTGGCTTGTCCGGCGCGGAATCCAGATTGTAGACGTTCCCGTCCAAATCCTTGCACACCGGGCAACGCTTTTCATCGTGGCGCGTGCGCCATATAACGCGCTTCACGCCCGCGTCGCCGTATGCGGCTTTGGCACTTTCCAGCGTCACATAGTCAGCATATTCGGCCATCTGGTTAGACAATAGCTTAAGCGACTTGTCAACCGCCCTGTTCCTGTCGCCGACGGTCTGCGCGGCTATGATAGCCTCTGCCGTGCGCGCGCTCTTGCGCTCGATTTCGTGGGAAAACACGTACTCTGTGACGGGGTTATATCCGCCCAGCATCTGCTTTACCACCGCGTCGGCGGCGGCGTTTATGGCCTTTTCGCCGGGCATTTTGCCCTTTGCCAGCCCCAGCGCAATCAGGTATTCCCACGTGTCGGAATATTTGCGTCGGGCAATATGGCGGTATTGGCGCTGCATTTCGCTTGCCATCCGCTCATATTGCTCGTTTACGCCTTTAAGTACGTTCAGCTCATCGAATTTAAGCCCGGTTTTAAAGCCGTCAAAAGTGCGTATGAGCTTGCGGTTGAGTATCTTAATTACCTTGTCTGCGTATTCAAATTCGTTTTGCATCAGTCACCGCCGCCGCCATTGCCGCGTTCAGTGACTATTTCCTCGACTGACGTGCTTTGCTCTGAACTCTGGCCTATCTGCTTGCGGTATTCCTCCAGTTCGGACTCCGCTTCGGCCTGTCGCTGCTTCTCGTACTCCATGCTTGCGGAATACGCAACCTCAGGGTCGGCAAACATGCCGCAATGTGCAAACGCAAGTCGGGGATGAATCTTATCGCTGGACAGCATTTGCAAGAGCACCTGCGCCTTTTCCTGCAAGTTCTCATAATTGCGGCGAGTGAAGCGAATCTCGATAGAAGACGCGCTGAAGTCGTCGTCCGCAACTATATTGGCTATGCTCATTGCGATCTTTAAAAAGCGCCGCTCGCTCTTTTTGAAAAGCAGCTCTGTGTCTTTGGCACGGGCTTCTGCCGACTGCCAGCCGTTTTTCAGGATTACAGCGCCGTTATTGGACGAATCCGACGTGTTGCCGCCGCTCGTGGACGGCATACCGCATATCGTCAATACCGTTTGGTACATGTAATCGACGAACGTCTGGGTCTGCGTCTGGTTGAGTTCCTGCGTCAGATACTTTGCATCGCCGTCCGACGGCACGAGAAGACCGCCCTGCCTGAGCAGTTCCTTGTATTGGTCGCCGTCAACGTCCACGTTCTTCAAAACCAGCAGCGATTGGACGAACTGTTCCAGACCGTCCGCGCGGTTTGAAGCGATTGTGTTGATTGCGTCCAGCATGGGAAGCACGATCTCAAACGCGCCCTGCCGCGCCATATTGGCCGTGTATTCGACTATTGGCACTGCGCCCAGCGAATGTGGCGTTTCAGACACGATGAAGCCGTTCTCAATCTCAAAGTATCGGTCTTTAGTATACACGCAATACAATTCGCTGCCGTTCTGTCGGCTGACGACGTACACGCCCATAACGGGTTCATTGCCCAGTCCCGACCAGTAAACAACGAACGTGCGCATGGGGTTCAGCGTGTACAGCGTAAATGGCGCGTCGTCAATTTCGCTGTCGTTTGACGGAAGCACCATGCGATAGGCAACCCCGCATATCGAAAACCAGTCGGCCAGCTCTTTATCAAGCGCCGCCTTATTGTTGGCGTACATGTACCGATTCAGCTTATTGAGCGCTTCGGCATCGGCGCTGTCGTCAGCGTCGCGGCTTACGTACTGTACGGGCTCGCCCATGAGGTAGCCAACTTTGAAGCTCACGATCTCGTTTGCGTGGTTCTCGACAATGCGGTTGTTAATCTCGGCGCGTATTTCCTTCTTGCGATTAAGCACCGGCTGATTCCCGCGATAGTAGTCGTACAGAAACGCGATCTCCGCGCGGTTCTGCGAATGAACTATCATCGCCTGATTCAGCACGTTCAGCACGTTCTGACGGCTGATAACCCGTTCGTCGGTGTATATCGCTCTGCGGCCAAACATGGCCGGTTCGCCGTCAAACTGCATCGCACTTCATCTCCAATCGCCGTTTATTATATACCATTATTATATTCTCACAACGAACGGTCGATTGCAATGAACAAATGTTCGCTCTTAGAACGTGCGCCGGAATATTGCGACGCGGCGCTGTATGCCAAACGCCATATCGGCGGCCATGGCCAGCGAATCGGGCGCGTCGTCGTGCTTGTTCTTGCCGGTAATCTTGAACGAGTACACGTTTTGCATGAACGCGCTGTACGCTTTGGAGCGCTGCCCATCCTCAAGGAACAGAAAGTGAAGGCGTATGTCAGGCGCGCGGTCGAGTATGCGCTGCTCCTTTGAGGTTGTGGGCGGCGCAGGTTTAGTCGTCAGCGTCACATGATACCCGCGCTTTTTCAGTTCCTCATCCACGCCCTCTTTGAACGCCTCCGTGGTCTTATTGGCTTCGATCTGCATTCGCTGCACGCTGTATTTCTGGGCTATGGCCGCAAGCAGCGGCTGAGTGGTTCGCTTGTCGCCGGAATTATAGACCACATCGACTACGTATATGTCGTCGCCGTACTGATAGCATACCGGGCTCGCCACAAAGTCAGACCCGCCATATGCCGGGTCAACGGCCATGAATGCGCGGTCAGGGTCGCCGCCGGGCAGAGAACCGTTGAAAAAGCGCATGTTTTCAGGCTCGAACAGCGTGCCATCGCGTTCTACCGGCTGTCCCATGTACTGGGCGTTCCACGACGCTATATCGCCGTTTCTTTCAAACGACGCGCGCCGTTGCATATAGTACTCCGTGCTGAACCCGACGTTGTAGTCGTAATTGAAATTGCTGTTGCCCTTGTCGTTAAGCGCGGGCATGTTGATTATCTTGTACTTGCGCTTCTTGAACCGCTTATCGTTGGTCAGCAGCTCCATTCTCAGCCCTGCCGGGTCTATCATCGACCATCTTGTACCGCACCAGAGTATGCGCGCATTGCTCTTTGCGCGGGTTATCAGGTTATTGTCCACCTTGAGCCATGCGCTCATCATGCGGTCATGGCTCAAGGCCTCTTCAATGCCGCCTATCAGGTCGTCTGAGATCAAAAAGCCGCTGCAATCGCACGCGCCGTTCAGCGTTCCATACAACGACCGGCAGGTCAGTGACGGATAGCGCTTTTTGCGGTCAAGGTTTATCGTCTCGCTTGAGGCGTTGGTCTGCACGATCTTGCTGTTCGGGAACACGTCGCTCCAAAGATAAGTGTGCGGGTCAGTAATTATCTCAAGCACGCCCTGATAAAACGCATTTGTGATAACGTCCGAATACGCCGAATACAGATTCGCCTGTTCACTGTTGCGCCCCAGCAGCCATGTAGTCAGAAACATAAGCAGCGTAGTCTTGCCAACTCGCGGCGGACAGCTTATAAACGCCTCATCCAGCTTGCCGTCGGCCAAATCCTGCATCATCTGCACCGCGTCCAGCAGCACGCGGCGGCGCGGCTGATAAAACCTTTCGGCGGGCGGGCGCTCTATCTCCAGATACAGCATGTATGCATCCAGCGACACGTCAGCATCAAACAGCAGGCTCGATTTATACGGCTTAAACAGCTCGTTTTTCGCGCCGATTGTGTTGCGCACAATAATATTGCGCATCTGAGTATTGATCTCGTGCGCCCTTCCCAAAAGGCCGTTTTTTTTCATGTCCTTGCACACGTTCAGCACGTCCTCATATGCGCCAGCGTCCAGCGGCTTTTCCTTGATTACGTCAAATATGCGGCTCACCAGTCGCTCATAATCCACATTTACCCCTCCCTTTTCCCAATAAAAAAAGAGCCGATTAAAGCAATGCTTATAAAAGCAAAGCCCCAATCGGCTCTTATCCGCACCCGTTTATGCGGACGTTATCTATTCGGTTTACCACCTGCGAAAATGATGGTACATGTCAACTCGCGTCCTGCGTCTGGGCGGCAAAAACAAAAATTCAAGCACTCGCCCTACGCACGCAAGCGGGAACCACAACGGTAAAAATATTATCTTGAGCAGCATGTAAAGCATATTCGTTCCCTCCAAATCGTCTTAGTTCGCCATCATCTGTTTGAAACCCTTTGTGCATCTATACCACGTTGCCTGTGATATGCCCAGCGCCTTACAGCAATCTTCACGCGTCATTGCGCCTGACTTATACGCTAGCCAATAATCTTCTATCCCGTCCGTATTCTTCTTTGGCCGTCCGTATTCGTCCCACGTCCCCGACTTACGCTTGGCTTCTATGCCCTCCCGCTGACGCTCTCTTATCATCATGCGCTCCTGCTCCGCAACGCTCGCCATAACCTCGATCAGTATGTTCGTTACCATGTCGCCTACCCATTCCTGACCGTCCATCTCTATAAGCGTCGTCGGTATATCCAGTATGCGCAATTTCACGCCATGCTCCTTGAACCACTGGATTTCGTCCTTCACCATGTCTTTATTCCTGCCCAGACGGTCAAGCGATTTTACGACCACCTCGTCGCCCTTCTGGAGCAGCGATTTCATGCGCTGATACTCTACTCTGTCAAAGTTCTTCCCACTCATTTTGTCAGAAAAGATTTCGTCAACGCCCTTATACTTTTTCGCCGCCTCAATCTGCCTTGCTAGATTTTGCTCTGCCGTCGATACTCTCGCGTAAAAGTAAATCATCTATCTTCCACTCCTTCCCGCTCCCCATCTTGTCTCGGACTATTAATTCAGCGCCTAGAGCTTCTAGGGCCTTTTCATACGTCGATAACGACATGCCTTTTTTAGAGTTCTGTCTATCACTAAGCATCTGCCCAACACCCGCCTGGCTAGCATATCCCATTTCGTAAGCAAGGTCTGCTTGCGTCCATTTTCGTAAAGAGCACAATGCCCTTATGGCATCTTTCGAGCTTATAGTCTGCATCTCGTTTTTAGATTTCGTAGCCATCGTCTCACCTCACACATATTATATCATGTATGTGTGGTAATGTCAATATTTTTTTGAATGTGGTCGGGGGGCTAACCGGGGGCAAAAACGCATTCGTCATATCCCCATGGGGGGGTCAGGCAGTCAGCGGCGGGGGGGGGCACGACGGGGGGCATGGAAGGAAGCAAGCCGTGCGTGCACGCCGGGCACGCGGCACGGGCTGACTTCCATCGGCGGGCGCGCATAGCAAAC